TACTGTTCTCAAGTACACCTTGTATTTGTTTAGTTATTAAGGGATCCATTAGGTAATCAATTTAAGTAATGCTTGTTTTTCTGATTGATAGCGTGATTTAACACCTGCTCGTATAGACTCTGAACTTGATTTAAATAAAGTATCAACGTTATTAATTTTATACTCACTGACAAGAGTCACTATGTCTTTATCTGTCAGGGTACTTTTATCTCTTAACGCCTCTGTAAACGCTCTTGTATTTGCAGGACCAAATTGTACTGCACCAGACCAAATTAAATCTTGAACTGCTGGACCGTACTTGGTTAAATCTAATCCTTTTCTTTGCAAATTTGATACTGCTACATCGTAGTATTTTTTCTGAATATAATCGTGCTGTTCTTTTTTAAAGTCTGCAGCATTAGTAGTTGCAATCTCTTTCCATTTAGCGTCGAAGGCAGCGGTAGCAGGCTCTAAGCCTGCAAATTTATCTTTAAACTTAGAGTTATTTAAAAACTGAATAACAGGAGAGTTTTTAGCTGATGGTCTTGCTTTACCTGTCGACATAACTGCTGGTAAGAAAGAGGCCAGTTGATACGTACCGTAAGATGCACCACCTAGATCTCCCCCTGCACCTCCATTGTACGCATTAATAGTTCCTGGACCTTTACCGCCTGATTCAAACTTTTCTGACGTTTGTCCTAACTCCCAACCTTCTACCGTTGGTGTACCAACCTTAACAGGTTCACCCTGACCATCTACGACCACATTACCAGAACCGTCTTTAAGTACCCCATCGTTAGGATTAGTAACTTGTGGTTTTTCTTCTTGTACCTTAAAAGCTTTCTTAGCCGCCTTGGTTGCAATAGTACCAAAGATGGCCGGTTGCTGCATGTCTTCACCGTCTAAAAAGAACCCGATAACCCAGGTACCTTCAACCGGACCTAGGGGTGAAGAACCAATACCTGAAATAGCAGCCGATGTGATAGGTTGTATAGGAGTGGCCCAGGGTAGATCATAGGTAGGTAGTATTACCTTACTATCAGTATGATAGCCATAGATACGAACTCTACACCTACCCATTTTTTCTGGATCCATGCGGTCTTCTACAACCCCAATCCACCAATTAAAACCATCTTTGTTAAAAATTCTTTGCATAATTAAGCTCTCTTAATACTTTCCTGATCTACCAATAAAGAATCTTTTATTACTTCCATAACCATCTCGTGGGACAGTCTGTTTACTTTATGATGAATTGCAGTTATAAGGTAAAATCCAGAATACAATTTATCTTGACCGGTAGAGCCAGTATCACTTGCATCTTTAGGACCCAGGGATGGGTAATCAAAATAAATCATCCTTCCAACCTCAGCATCGGTTCTTCCTGGTACTGTCATGTGCATTTTAATATTTGTTAACTCTAAAAGACTAGATAGCCGATTACCATGTATTTCCCCCATTTTTTCACTTATGTTATCTGCATAGTCATTAAATAATTTTGGATTTTTAGGGTAAAAACTAATATTAGTTGCAAAGTTTTTAAAGGTATCTTTACTAAAGACAGGTTTTGCATCAGAGCCTTTACCTGAAGAATGAAATTGTTTTTCATAATTTGCAACATGGTCATAATCTATTAATTGATATTCTTTATTAAAAACATCTAGATATACTAATCTATTTCCAAGATACCCGTTGGTGTAGTTCTTTATATAGTCAGTTGTCTCTATCATTTCTACATCTTTAGCTAAAAACATTTCTCGGTTGACATCCCGAGAATTTCCATCTTCTCTAATATTAGAAGCCGATATTAGGTATCGGCCTAGATAGTTTTTATTTTCATGAGCGTCCCTAAACAATCCTTCCAGTGTACAAAAGTAAAAGTTTTTATTAGACTCGAAAAATATAAAATTTTTGGCTATACCGTCTTTTGGTATAGCTTTGGTAGCTAACCAATTAATACATTTAAATGGGGACCAACCTGGAGATACAAATTTTACTTTATTAGAAGTATCATTTATAACAATAAGATCGGTACTTTTTGGATCTTCCTTTATTTCATTATTTGAATCGCTGACATTAAAATTACGTGAAGAAGCAATAAAATCTGTAAATATTTTGCCTGCAACATCTGTAATATTACCTTCAAAGGGTGAGAACAGAGGTAAGTTCATATCGTAAAAGAACTCAATTGAAATAAAATGTAATACAAAATTCTGAGTATTCGTATCTCTTACAATAGTTCTATCTGATAATTTAAATACTCTAAAGGTCTTTTGAATAATTTGAGAATCAGGAAATGAAGGTGTTCTTAACTTTATATTTAAAAACTCTTCTCCATGAATATTAAATCTATCAATAATATTTCTACTATCAGTTAAAAAGATACTGCCGTGCAGGTAGTTCTTAAATATGTCTTCAAATATATTAATCTCTATAACAAACTCAGTTAGATCAATAACCTCATTACTGGTATTAATAAGTTTAAGCTGCTCTATTCGTACTTCACCTGCCTTTTGCAGTCCTTGCTCACCAATCATTATTCACTCAATTTCTTTTTAAAATCACTTACTATTGCATCTATATATGAAGCTTTAAGAATTTTAATTCTACGCTTGGACTCATTAACCTCATCTTCATATACTAAATTAGTAACTGGGGTACCAGTAAGGGTAGTAGTGCTGGAGATATTACCTATTACAGAAGTATTAGAAGCAAGTACAATTTGGTCACCAGTGATAAAACCACCAGTGGTTACAGTTACAAATACGTTTGAATTGCTTATCTTAGATGTAATAACCCCTGAACCAATATTAGTATTATTTGTGATGGGATCGTTAAGTGCAAAATTACCGAAAGAGTTATTAGAGGTAAGTATTACATTACCGTTAATGTAATTAAGATTAGCATCTTCATAGTGATGTATACCATTGACATTAGCATATTTACCTGCAACATATCTGTTGAGATTATTAGTATCTAATGGCCAATCAAATCTAGGATCAATAATTTCGTTGTAATGCAATACTATCCAATGCAGCTCGGGGTTATTATAAAACCTATCTGCTACCAGCTCAGGCGTCTCCCCATCCTTTACATCATACTCATCAAATAAGGCGAGATTAGTCTTTACCTCATCAGACAAAGTAATACGATTGGTAATATCGGTAATTACCTGAACTGTGGTAGTATTATCCAGGGAGTATAAAGTATAAGGAAAACTTTTAAAATACATTAGTAACCTTGATTAATCATTTTTTTAGTAAGAACTTCCAACTCTCTAAACGTCAATGATACGTTAATTTCAGTGGGTTCACCATTTCGAAAAGATGAGAACTGTTCTCCACCATAACTTACATCCATAGATTCAAGTACGCAGGTTGTAAATTTATGAAAATATGAATTTCTTTGTTGACCGAAATAATAGGTAATATTAAACTCTGAGGGATAGATAAAAAATAAATTACCATCAGACATTTCTGGATGCATATGAAACTTAAATGTTTCAATTATTCTAAAAACATCGGCTGACTCTTTTTTATTTTTAGGATAAAATTTATATTTAAAAGCAAAAGATCTAAAGTCAACTGATTCAAAAACTGTCTCTTTAAAAGGATTCAAAGAGGTGCCTGTTGAAGCACTTAGTGCTGAACTCAAATCAGCTCCCCCGAATGCACCAGGTAATTTTGCAAGCGAAGCTCCTACTGCAGCCCCAGCCTCACCTGGATTCTTAAGAGTTTCTATTCCTCCCGCTAAAGCTCCAACCAAAACACCAAGATCCTTATTAGCATAATTCATGCTGTACTTAACAGTAGGAGGGCCGTCAACATATAATGCTATAGCATCCGAAATTCTAAAAGTAGTATCAGGTTTTAAAATATCAGCTCCTAAAATTGAAGCCCCTACAGCACCAGCTGCTACTACCCCTAGAGAATTAGCTGCAAGATTAACTCCAGCTTCAGTTATACTCCCCGGATTTTTACCCCCGGTTAGATTGAATGCTTTAGAAAAACTCTTTGCTAATGAAGATACTGCTACCCCTGCTACAGCACCAGCTGCAGCAGCCTGCACCCCTCTTAGAGCTGGACTGGCTAATTGAGCTTGAGTTAAATTAGCAGCATCAGGGTTTCTTTTAACTTCAAATTGTGCCTTATCTTGATTAAACTTAGATTTACCGCGGATGTTAATGTTAAAAAGTATATAATGCTGTAAGTTATCTGCTGTTTGCAGATCGGAGGGATACTGGGTTATATTGACTTTAAATTTATTTTCATCCGATCTTCTAGATGCAGACCTATTATTGTTGTAATTACCATCAGGGGCTTTAGTATTATAATCTTTTTGCGCCGCATCTCGTACGCTTTGTATTGTAGTGGCCATGGAATTCCATAAATAGTTGGATTATATTATATTTATCCCGTTATGTACAAAGCAACTTACAAAGGCCGTTACAGGGTCGCTAATCCTTCTAAGTATAGAGGTGACATTCATGATGTTATCTATAGATCGTCTTGGGAGTTAAAATTTATGAAATGGTGTGATAATAATATATCTGTACTAGAATGGGGATCTGAAACTATGATTATACCGTACAAGTCACCTGTAGACAGTAAGGTGCATCGTTACTTTGTAGATTTCTATATACGGGTTAAAGACAAACACGGTGCAATTACTAAGTATTTAATTGAAATTAAACCAGAGAAATTTACGAAGCCACCAGCTATTCCTCAACGTCAAACTAAACATTTTATTGATGAGGTATTTCAATACGGTGTTAATCAATCTAAATGGAAGGCGGCTGATGAGTATTGCGTCGATAGAGGTATGAAATTCCTAGTTTTAACCGAAAAAGACCTTGGGCTATAACAGATAAATATTATTATGGCAACCGTTAATCCATTTAAAGATATGAGGATAAAGGCAGGTGATGTAGATCGCTCCTTCAACTGGTATCAGGTTCAAATGAAGAATCTTAAGAACATCAGACCTAATCAGTTGATGGCAAATACTCCTGAACTGACCACTACCATATTGCCTGGTAATATGTATATGTTTCTTTATGATGCAAAGTTAAAAGATAAGTTACCCTACTGGGATATGTTTCCACTGGTATTACCTTTTAGAAAGGTACCGGGTGGGTTCTTTGGATTAAACCTACACTATATACCGTACCCAGTTAGGTTTAAATTACTGGCAGCAATGCATGATTTAGCCTATGATGCCAAAGTTACTGAGAATACCAGGTTACAGTTAAGCTGGAGAATATTAAATGCATCTACAAGATACAGTCCGATCAAGGCATGTGTGAAGCACTATCTCTATGATCAGCTTCAATCTAGATTTTTAAAGATACATTACCCCGATTGGGTCACTGCTTCACAACTACCTGTTGAGAGGTTTATTGGAGCTAATAAAACAGAGGTCTGGAGAGATTCCAGGAAAA